ACCAACGTACAGTTTCACAAGGAGCTGTCCGAGAATGGAGACTTTCAACGAGGTTTTGACGACGCCGCGCAGGTAGCGCGGTCCGTGTTCGACCACGCAGCGTCCGCTGCGGCCACCAAAGGCGACGCGCGTATGCTGGGGCGTATCGCGGCGAACTTTTTCCCGGAAAAATTCGGTGAGAACCTGAAGGTGGACCTCAACGTCAAGCAGAACCTAACGTTGGACCAAGCACATGCGCAACTTACCGCACTCGTATCAAGATTTGATCGACAGGGTCTACTCCCCGCTCCCGACGCAGCTGAAGAAACTGTTGTCGAAGCAGAATATCGGGTCGTTGAGTCTGCAGGAGACGACGAAGCTGCTGCAGATCCTGAACCAGCGAGCGCTGACGCAGGACCAGACCCAAATAGTGACCTGGTTTCAGGATCCGAGTGACCATACCGCCCTGAAAAACTGCCCGCTGGGCAGGGCGCACTATCCGAAGCAGATGAAGTTCTTTGCTGCGGAGTCGGTAGACGACGAGATCGCACTCTTCGGTGGAAACAGAACCGGAAAAACGCACTGCGGCTGCTTCGCGGACGCATTGCATTTGACCGGGCTCTACCCCGGATGGTGGCCGGGCCGAAGATACGACCGTCCGATCGATATGTGGGTCGCGACGGATACCGCGAAGAACACGCGCGACATCTTGCAGGAAAAACTCTGCGGGAAGCCGGGCGTCGAGACAGCGTACGGCACCGGGATGATTCCTGGGGACCTTTTGGTGCGGCGGACCGTGAAGCACGGGCTCGCGGACGCGTTCGAGTCAGTTTTTGTGCGGCACGTGACCGGCGGGATCTCGACCCTGCAGTTCAAGTCGTATGATCAGGGCCGCGAAGCCTTCCAGGGCACCGCCCAGCACCGGATCCACCTGGACGAGGAGCCGAAGCTGGAGATTTACGCCGAGTGCCTGCTCCGTCTCATGAGCACGGTCCCCGGCGAAGTAAACGGCACCCTGGTGCTGACAGAAACGCCCATGCTCGGGGTGTCCGATTTGATGATTACCTTCATGCCGGACCTGTCGCCTCAGCCGGACGCTGAGCCGGCGCAGTCGTGGGACTTAGAGGAAGAAGAGGTGGTGGTCGATGAAAACGTGTAGTGGAGTTTACCTAATTGTCTAAGTCAGCCGTTTTCTTGGACATGGACGATGTGCCTCACCTGACCGACACGGAGAAGAAGAAAATTCTCGCGGGGATCCCGCCCTGGCAGCTGCAGGCGCGTAAGTCTGGTATCCCCGGCCACGGCATCGGCGCAATCTACCCGATCCCCGAAGACGTGATGCTGATTCAACCGTTCGATATCCCGAGCCACTGGCCGCGATCGTACGGGATGGACCCGGGCTGGAACTGCACCGCGGTGGTCTGGTTCGCGTGGGACATCGACAACGGATTCCTAGATGCTCAAGGCAGCCGGCGCTACCCCGCGGTGGCGTACGACGAATACTACCGCGGCCAGGCGGACCCGGCCGTACACGTCGCAGCTATCAACCGGCGCGGGCCGTGGATCCCTGGCGTGATCGACCCCGCGGCGCAGAAGGCGCGCGGTATCGACGGCGAGCTGCTGATCGACACGTACTGCAACCTCGGGCTGAAGGTAACCAAGGCCGACAACACGGTCGTGACCGGGCTAATCCAGACCTGGGACATGCTATCGACGCAGGCGTTGCGCATCTTCAACACGCTGCAGAACTGGCGCAAAGAGGTGCGCCTGTACCGACGCGATGAGAAGGGCAACATTATCAAGAAGAACGATCACCTCATGGACGCCACACGCTACAACGTGATGAGCGGTTACGAGGTGGCGAAGGCGCCCCCCGCGGATGTTGGCGGCCTACCCTGGTTCAGCTGGGATCCGGCGATGGCGACACAGGGAGGGGTGTGGAGTGGCTAAACAATTTTCAACAGGAAGAGGTGAGAACTCATGAGCGTTACATTGAAGTTGGTGCACGAAGAGGGTATACGCCTGCGACAGCAAGCGGCCCACAAGACCGAGCACATGGATGAGAAGACGGGCCTATCGTCTATACAAACTGACTGGCGCTTCGTGAGGCGCCCGGACTCCGGCGGCAAAGTCGTCGAGGAGTGCCAGCAGGATGAAGACCCGCGGCGCGTCGACTCAAGCGGCCGCAAGGTGCAGCTGGGTACGTACACTGTGCACGTCACCCACGGCACGAACAATCTGGTCGTAGAGCGTAAGGGCAAGGTTGCCCCGTTCAATTTTAAGAACGGCGCGATCCGCAACCAGGTCCGCGTCCAGTACCAGAAACTGACCGACAGCGGCCGAAAAACACAGGATAAAAAGCCAGTGCACGAATGGAAGAACGATGGGGCAGCGAAGTACGTACCGCCCAACACTTTCGACGGTGTTTTTGTAGGCGACGGTCAGCGAGCTATTCTTGATGAATGTCCGACCTGAGATGCCAACGTAAATGAGCGGTAACTCAGGCGACAACTGGGATCTGATCGGAAGAGTGCCAGGGGTATCTGGCACCCTCCCCCATTCTCCTGGATTCGACATTGAAGACAAGGGCGCGCTCATGTCGCGCATCCTTAACTTCCACGACGACGGCGTCGGCGCCTGGGAAGAGAACCGGCGCATGCACTCTGAAGACCTGAATTTTATTTACAACTCCGAGGCGATGGGTCAGTGGGATCCCGTCGTGATTCAGAATCGGCGCGGCAAGCCGTGCTACACGTTCAACCGGTGCCTACAGCCCGTGAACATGGTGGTTGCCGACATGCGACAGACGCGCCCCGCCGGCAAGGTGCGCCCCGCGTCTGACGGCGCATCCGAGGCGATAGCCGATATATTCGGCGGCCTGTGCCGCTCCATCGAGCAAGCGAGCCGCGCCGACCAGATATACAAAGAACAGTTTAAGTTCGCCGTCGCTGGCGGGTTCGGTGCGTGGCGCATCATGCCGACCTTTATGCAGGATGACGGTGAGGGTGCATTCGACCAGGTACTGCGCGTGATCAACATCTCGAACCCGCAGACGGTCGTGTGGGATCCGCAGTGCGCTGACGCGTGCGCGGGCGACGCCAACCGGTGTATTGTTGCGGAGCGCATCTCCGACGATGTCTACGACCAGCTGTACACCACGGGCGAGAACCCGGTAGGCAACCGCTCCAGCTTCAATATGTCGCGCGACAGCTACGGCTGGTTCACCGACAAGGAGGTCCGGATCGCTGAATACTTTGAGCGCATCCCGCGCGAGAAGTGGATCGCCAAGATGACCAACGGCACCGTGCGCGAGTACGACGCCGACCTGAGGGCGACCGAAGATAATTTCGAAGATCATGGGCTGACGTTCGCGAAGAGCGGCGTCACCCGTATCGCGATCAACAAGAAGACCGGCAAGAAAATGATTCGTAAGACCACGAAGTGGCAGGTCATGTGGGTGAAGGTAGACGGCTCCAATATCCTTGAGGGTCCGTACTATTACGACTGGAAACGGATCCCGGTCATCCGGTGCCCCGGCCGCTACATCAACATCGAGGGCCGCAAGAAATTCCAGTCGCTGATCCGTCACTCCAAGGACGCGCAGCGTAGCTACAACTCCCGCGCCTCGGACATGATAGAGCGCAGCGCGCTCCTGCCGAAGGCGCCGTACCTCGTGACCGAGGCTATGATCAAGGGCTACGAGAACGAGTGGAACCAGGCGAACGTCGCCTCGCGCCCGTACCTACCATACAACGTCGACAAGAACGCGGAGGGTGGGATGCCGTTCCGCACGCCGCCGCTCGACCTGCCGCAGGGTGCTATGGCGCTCGCGCAGATGTCGATTCAGGATATCCAGGCCACCATTGGCTACTTCGACCCGGCGCTCGGGAATGCGGACGATATGAACCGCGTCTCAGGTAAGGCGCTAGTGCAACACACGAAGCGCTCGGACCTGGGCAGCTACGAGTTCATCGACGGCTACAGCTCCGCACTGCAGCTCACCTGGGAGATGATGGTCGACATGATCCCGCCGACTATGGACACAGAACGTGTCGAGCGCATCATCGGGCACGACGGCATCGAGAAGATGGTTACTGTCAACCAGGAGCACCCGCTCACTGGCGACATCATGAACGACCTGTCGCAGGGGACGTACGACGTGGAGGTCACCATCGGCCCGAGCTTCCAGTCCGCTCGCCAGGAAGCGCTCGACACGCTGATCTCGTTCGCTGAGGCGCTACCGAACGCCGCGCCCGTGATCGGCGACCTGATCGCGAAGAACATCGACTCGCCCGACGCGCAAGAGATGTCGAACCGGCTGCGGATCCCGCTGATACAGCAGGGTATTATCCAGCCGACCGCAAAGGAGAAGGCGGCCGGCGTCGGCTCGCAAAAGAATCAGCAGCAACAGATGCAGGAGAAACAGCAGCAGCTTGAGATGCAGCTGCTGCAGGGTAAGACGACGAAGATGACCGCCGACGCCCAGATCGCGCAGTCTCGTGCCGAGGTAAGCCCGGTAGAGCAGCAGAAGATCCACTACGAGACCGCCGGCAAGCACCTGGCGAATATCAAGCTGGCGCACGAGATTGGCGCAGACGCCAAACAGCAGCAGACCGACATGCAGTCGGCGCAGATGGATCTCGCCGCTAAGCACGTCGGTAACCTGCAAGATATGGCGCACGCCGCCCAGCAGCATCAGCAGGATCAGCAGCAGCAGGTGACGGATCACCAGCACGAGCAGATCCAGACGCATATAGCTACGCAGCTCGACTCACAGCGCACCCAGCAGCTGCACGAGGCAGAGATGCAGCGCGCCGCCCAGGCCCACGAGGCCGAGATGGGTCGCATGCACGAGAAGCACGCGATCACGATGAAGCATCAACAGGAGTTGAACGAGCAGAAGGTCGCCGCCGCGAAGGCGATGGCTGCCGCTAAGCCGAAGAAGGCTAAGAAGGCCGCTTGACGACATGTAAGCGCGGCCACGTAGGTGCAGGACGCACGAAGAACGGCACATGCAATGAGTGCAATCGCCTACACCTCACGGCGAAGCGGCGAGCGGCTGGTATAAAGCCTAGGCGCATTGGGGCGGATATGGAAAAACGGCTAGCCGGCTATCGACGCAGATCGAAATGCAGGCGGCAAGCGAATCCGGCCGAAGACAATGCGCGCGTAATCTTACGTAGAGCGTGTAAATTACAGCGCACCCCTAAGTGGGCAGACTTAAAAGAGATTGAAAAAGTTTATGAGATCGCGACGCAAATGCAGCGCGATCTTGGAGTGAGAATGTCAGTCGATCACGTCATTCCGCTCAGAGGTGAGGCTGTTAGTGGTTTACATGTTCACGAAAACCTGCGGGTCATACCGCTGGTAGAGAATAGTAAAAAATACAACAGCTATAAGTGTACTTAACCGTTTCGCAAGTACGTAACTTGTGTAAGAGGCACATTATATGACGTTCTCCCGGGCAGATTTAGAAAAGTATGAGTCGCAAACGCAGAAGCAGGTCGACGATAAGGTCAACCCTTTCCGCGGCGCGACTCCAGCCAAAGCAGCGGATCCGGCGGCTATAGCCGCGGTCGCT